GCCTCTACAACTGTATGGTCGTCACTCATTAGAAGCCTACGGGTATAGACTTGGTGAATACAAAGGTAACTTTGGTAAACTCACTGACTGGAGTGATTGGTCTCAAGATATGGAGGACTACTGCAAACAAGATGTAACCGTCACTAGACGACTATGGAAGCATTTCCTACCTTACCTGAATGGATTACGTTAGAACATCAGGTAGCTACCATACTAACAAAACAAGAACACCACGGATGGTATTTCGATGAACAATCAGCTAGAGAATTGGAATCAACTCTCAGGAACGAATTGGAATCAACTCAAGCCAAGCTTCGAGCAGATTTCCCCTACGTTGCCGGAGCAGTTTTCACGCCCAAACGAGATAACCAGAGAACTGGCTATGTCAAAGGCGTGTCGTTTACTAGACTGAAAGACTTTAATCCACAATCAAGAGATCATATTGCATGGATACTTTCCACACACTGCGGTTGGCAACCATCCTCACTGACGAATTCAGGGAAGGCGGTTATCGACGAGACCGTATTGAAGGATATTGGGACGGATATAGCTCTTCGTTTTCTCCGAGTACTGGAACTGACAAAGATGCTTGGGATGATATCACAAGGCGTGAACGCATGGCAGAAGCTTGTTACGACATCTAGTCGTATACATCACCATTGTTCGGTAGGTTGTGCTACTCATAGAGCTAGTCACCGTAATCCCAATTTAAGTCAGGTTCCCAGTGATGAAAGATTTAGACGTTTGTTCACGGCTTCACCAAATATGGTTATGGTCGGTGCTGATCTTTCGGGCATTGAGCTTAGGATGCTCGCTCATTATCTCGCACGTTACGACGGCGGTAGGTACGCAGATATCCTACTTAACGGGGACATCCACCAAGAAAATGCTGATAAAATTGGCATTAGTCGAAGACAAGTTAAAACAGTTACCTACGCATTTTTATATGGAGCGGGAGATCAAAAGATCGGCACATCCTTCGATGGTAGCCTTGGGGAAACTCAAGCAAAAAGAAAGGGTAAAGAAATACGCAAAGCGTTTGTTGACGCCATTCCGGGTCTTTCCGATTTGCTTCAGGCTGTTAAACGGGCTGCGGAAAGAGGTTATGTCCGTGGACTCGACAATCGTAATATCAGCGTTGACAAAGGGCACGTCGCCCTCAACTACCTCCTCCAAGGGTCGGCGGCGATCATCGCCAAAAGATGGATGGTACTAGCTGACGCACAGTTAGATAGTCACTCTCATCAACTTGGTTTCATACATGATGAATTACAGTATGAGACTATACCAGCATCAGTAAATGATTTAAAGTTCTTACTTGAATTAACTGCTGTACAAGCTGGTGAATATTATAACCTGAGACTTCCTATAGCAGCGGAGTCGAAGTCAGGTAAAAATTGGGCAGAAGTCCATTAACCACCTATGAAATTATTTATTGATGCTGATTTTGTTGTATATAAATGTACAGCAGCAGCAGAAACAGAAATAGATTTCGGTGATGACGTAATTGTAGTTACTAGCAGGTTCACAGATGCATTAAACGCTACTGTACGAGAGATAAACAAGATCAAGAACAAGTTCCTCTGGGACGTACCTGAGATTGTATTATTTTTCTCTGACTCTAAGAATTTCCGCAAGGAAATAGAGAAGTCCTACAAAGGTCACCGTAATCGTAAGAAGCCATGCGGCTATAAACGTGTTATCAATGAGCTAAAGAAAAGGTATGAAGTAATTATCATACCAACACTTGAAGCCGATGATAGTCTAGGCATTTATGCCACCAAGTACCCCGGAAATATTATTTGTTCACCTGATAAGGACATGAGACAAATACCGGGAAAATTATATGACATGGACGACATCACTCTCATCAATGAAGTCGATGGACCAAGATGGCATTTAATACAGTCAATCGCTGGAGACAACACTGATGGATACAGTGGAGTACCGGGTTTGGGAGTTAAACGAGCAACAGCTTTATTTGAAGAGCACGGCTATAGTTGGACAACTGTAGTTAAAGCATTCAAAGATAAAGGGTTGGATGAAGAGACGGCATTACTTAATGCTAGACTGGCACGTATCCTTACAGTAGATGACTATGACTTCGAGCGGAAAGAACCGAAACTCTGGACCCCCACCACCGATTACAGAATTGACGTATGAACAAGACTTTAAGTTACGTCAAATACATGATGCACTGAAGAAACCAGAAACAAGAAAAGAAGATATAATAACTTTACTCATGGCATTGCAAGAGCAGTGCTATGTATTATCAAACTGTGTAACTAATCTACTCGCAAAATGGCCAAAGGACCAGACTACTATCAGCGTGGATCAGTTGGTGTTTGGGATTTTATCAGACAACAAGAACTCAACTTCCACTTAGGTAATGCTATCAAGTATATCTGCAGAGCAGGTTACAAGGATAGCAAGATACAAGATCTAGAAAAAGCAATCCATTATTTAGAAAACGAACTCCACTATGCAGAAGACATTTCTATCAGAACAGGCGAAGGAATTCCGATCCCATTACGGCATCAAGAACAGCTCAAGTCTACCCTCCAGAAACAAGCAGAAGAATTTGATCGTTGAGGAGTTTAAAGAATTCCTTGAGGCTGAAGGTATGTTATTCCGTAATAACACACAATTCCCATCAGAAGCACTGAAAGAACTAGCTGATCTAGTATATGTATGCTACCAATACGCTGATAATATGAATTGGTTTCTTGATGAAGCCTTAGATAGAGTACATAAAAGCAATATGTCGAAACTTGATGAAGATGGTCACCCCATTTATAGAGATGACGGCAAGGTATTAAAAGGACCAAATTACAAACCACCTAATTTAACTGATTTAGTTTAATGACCGCAGAACTTATCTCCCGCACTGGTCGGGTCCAATCATGGTTGGATAACCCAGAATCACGACTTCCAGTAAGCTGCACGGTATTTGTCGTTCAAGACTCCATGGAGGGTAAAGACGGTATCGAAGCAAGCTGGAGATTTGTTTCCCATGCTCTACGCTTCGGTGCAGGGTGTGCAGTACACTTAAGCAACATAAGAGCTAGAGGCTCTGAAAATGGTAAGGGGTTAACTGCCTCAGGACCAGTATCATTCGCAAAAATTTACTCAACTTTAAATGAAACACTTAGAAGAGGCGGGATTTACAAGAACGGGGCTGTTGTCGCTCACCTTGATATTGATCACCCCGATATTATTGAGTTCGTGCAAACTCCCAGATCTGAACTCCCTTGGATCAAAAGGTGCGTCAACCTTGATGAAGAAAAGTGGAGAGCAGCAACTGAAGAAACTAAATCCGCTATCCTCTACGGAATCAAAAGTGGGGACATTTGGCTTACCAAAATAGCATTTGACAATGACGGAAACAGAATCTACGGAAACGTCTGTCTTGAAGTTAGGTTGTTCTCACGTGGAACCTGCCTATTGGAACACGTCAACCTCGGAGCATGTAACATTGAAGATATCGCCACTGCTTACTTTAACGGTATGTCAGAATTGTGCAGTCTCCATGCAAGAACAGGGGTTGCCACATCTGGCGAATACTTAAACCCTAAACAGGACAGACAAGTTGGTCTTGGTGTCTTAGGACTAGCCAACTTATTAAAAAGATACAAGATAACCTATGCTGAGTTTGGAGAAGCTCTAGAACAGGTCAATTCAGGTAAAGTGAAACATACACCTGCATGGATCTTAGCTGATAACATCAGACATGGTATCAATATGGCTACACAAGTAGCTCACTCTCATAAAATGGTGCGTGCGTTCGCTATAGCACCTACTGCAAGTTGCAGTTATCGCAGCAAGGATCTGGACGGATACACTTG